TGGGATGCGGAGGGCAATAGATACTACTTTACGGCTCCAAACTTACCAGAACCTGACGGGTTACATCCGAATGACAATGGGCATAAAGTTTTAGCAAGAAAAGTTAAAGCATTTTTAGAATCTCAAGTATAAGCACCCAACCGGGTGCTTTTTTATTGCCTAAATGAAAGGGGGAAGGCATGTCAGAAAATACTTCACAAGCTGTTGAAGTTGTAGCAACAACAGTTGGATCTAAAGCCACTTATGCAGGGGGAACAGCAACGCTTGTTGGCTGGGCTGCTTCTGTAGACTGGCTGGCTGTAACAGGTGTCTTAATTGCATTAGCTGGTTTTGCGCTTAATGCGTATTTCCAGATTAAGAAAAACAAGCGTGAAGAGCTTGAGTCACTGATGCGTATGCAGCGTGAACAGGAAATTCATGAGTTCAATATGAGTCAAAAGAGGGCTGGCACCAATGTCCAACAAGAATAAGTTTGTAGTGGGAACAATGGTAGCCTCGGCTGCTTTTTTTGCGTCTTTAATTGGGTATGAGGGTTACAGCTCAAAGCCATATTTAGATAGTGGTAAGGTGGCAACTATTGGCATCGGCTCAACTAAATATGAAAATGGCACACCAGTCAAAATGACTGACAAGCCAATCACAAAAGAACGTGCTATTCAAATTTCAAAAGCTCACATATCTAAAGATGAAATA